TTTCGGTGGCAATGGGTGGCGAGCCGAAGGTATGGCGCATGCCAATCGTTGATACCCCCGCAATTGCAGAGGGCACAGCGCTTGTTGGTGCGTTCGGTACCGGCGCTCAGCTGTACGACCGCGAGCAGGCCAGCATCCGCATCTCGGAGCAGCACTCAGACTTCTTCGTCCGCAACGCAATCGTGATTCTCGCCGAGCAGCGTCTTGCTCTCGCGGTGAAGCGTCCCGAGGCTTTCGTGGTCGTCGACTTCGACGAGGCTCCAGGCGCCTAATCAGCTCCAAGCATTAAGGGATAAGCCCTCCGCCTACACCGAGACTCGGAAGGCGGGGGGCTTTCCCTTTTATGCAATGATGTAATATATAAACAACACAAATTACGAGGTAACCAAATGGCCGCAGATGAAGAAATCCTTAAAGAGCTAATTGCCATGGAGAGAGCAATGAAGACCGGGCCAACGCCAGGTGAAACTTCAGCCCGTGTTGCGCCGTTGGCTAAAGAGCTGAGTGTTTTGCTTGCAGATAGCTTTTCCCTCTACCACGAAGCCCATGGTTTTCATTGGAATGTAAAGGGTCCTGACTTTGCTCAGTATCATGACCTTTTTGCAGAAATCTACAGCGACCTATATAGCTCTGTCGATGACCTAGCTGAAAACATCCTAAAACTGGGATATGACGCGCCTTTCCATCTTTCACGCTTTGTATCAATGCGCACAATCGACGAAACAGACCCAGAGGATACACCTGCCTCGATGGCAATGGAGCTCTTAAAGGGCATTAACCAGCTAATAGCATCACTCAAGAGTGCGTTCATTACAGCGGATAGTCTTGATGAGCAGGGAATTGCAGACTTCATTGCAGGAAGAATTGACTCCACCCAGAAGTGGGCTTGGCAGCTAAGGGCTTCGCTGGGCCTACAGAAGCCAAATAGATTCTAGAACCGGAGAAAAGCATGGCCGAAGAAGGCAAGTGCCCACCAGCAACTCAAGACATATCTGTAAATATCAGGAATAGGCAGAAGGCTATCCAGTCGGCTGGATACGGACCACTAAATCCGCGTGAGCCTAATGCTGCTTTCTGGAAAAAGAAGGCAGATAGATGGGATGTATCTCCGGCAGAGGCAAAGAAGCAGAAGTGCGGAAACTGCCTCATGTTTGTTAGGACTCCAACAATGTTGAACTGCATTGAGGGTGCTTTAGGCAACGAAAAAGGCAATGTTGCATGGGACATTATCGATGCTGGTGGTCTTGGCTACTGCGAGGCTTTCGACTTCAAATGCGCAGCAGAGAGAACCTGTGATGCATGGGTTGTCGGAGGCCCAATAACAGATGAAAAGAAGCTTAAAGAAAAGTCACTGGACATAGAGCTGGCAAAACTTGAAAACACGCACGTCGTGGCTATGGAAGTTAAAGACGATTTCTCTGACATTGAATTTCCGTCGTGGGGAGAAGACTACTCGGACGAGACTCTTTTTGGAGAAATCAACCCAATTTCCACAAAGTCGGCAAAACTGAAAGACCCCAAGGGTGGACTAACTGCTGCTGGAAGAAAGTTCTTCAACAGAACTCAGGGTTCAAATCTCAAGCCAGGCGTAAAAGGTCCGGCAGATACGCCAGAAAAAATGCGCCGAAAAGGTTCATTCCTTACTAGGTTCTTCACCAACCCATCAGGGCCAATGGTTGACGAAAAGGGTAGAGCAACAAGGCTCGCCCTATCTGCTGCAGCATGGGGTGAGAGGGTTCCAAAGAACGCTGAAGATGCAGCGGCACTTGCAGCCAAAGGTAGGAGGCTTCTGGAGAGGTATGAGAATACCAAGAAGTCAAAGAAAAGCCTTTCGGATGATGTCAATACAAAGGCTAAGCCAAAGGAAGATGCAAAGCCATTTTGGGAAACCGATGCACCAAAATCAAAAAAGAAGAATCCTCCAAAGCTTTCCGATAGGCAAAAAAGGGCAGCAAAAGACCGGGCTAAAAGAGCAGGTAGGCCATACCCGAATCTAATAGACAACGCATGGGCAGCTAAGCAAAAGCCATGAGCGGAAGATTTTGGTACGGAGCAACAGTTCTCAACGTTATTGATGGCGACACCATAGACCTAATGATTGACCTTGGTTTCAACATTCATCACAAAATACGCGTGAGACTGTATGGAGTCAATACGCCTGAATCGCGCACCAAAGACCTTAAAGAAAAAGAACTAGGCATAAAGGCTAAGGAATTTACAAAAGACTGGCTATCCAAGCATCAGTGGGTATATGTAAATACAATTCCAGACAAAAATGACAAGTATGGTCGTGTTCTTGCAAAAATATATACAGACGAAGAGATTGCCAGGCCAGAAGTTGCCTGCCTAAATGAAGACATAATTCAGTCCGGATACGCCAGAGAATATTTCGGCGTAGGTGATAAAACCTGGGAAGAATTCAAAAGAGAAACCAAATAGACATGTCCGAAGAAAAGTCAATGCTAGAGCTGCTCATGGCCGGAGTTCCGGTGAGAGTTGTAAACAGAGTTGAGCCAAGACACCACTCTCTTGCCCCAGAAGAAAAAGAACTAGCCGACGCACTTGTCTCCATAGCTGAGAGGTATGGAAAGTTTAACGAGGATAAGAAAGGCATTTGGGCTGGATACGACTCAGCATCCAGCAACACAGTTGCCCGAATCGGAGTTAAATGCGAAAACTGCGTCCTATATATGGGTGCCGGACAATGCCGCATAATCCTCCAGACAGTTGAGCCTGAAGGAAAATGCAGATTTGCCGTTATACCTGACGGCGTTGTTCAGATGGCAATGGGTGGTCCGACTATTTAATCGGACACGCCCCAGTTGCGCAGTCGTCCATATCCATCTCGCCAATTCCCTTTGGAATGTACAGCGGAACAGTGAAGTCAACCTTGCTGATTAGCTTGTCGTAAACTTCCTTGCTGATTTCCTCGTATGGGGCGAGAGCAAAGTTGTGCTCTGAGTGAAGAAGGAAAGAAACAGACTTGACAGAATTGTCATAGTTCTTTTCTAGCCACTCTTTGATTTCTGGAAGCTCTTCCTTGCGGTAATAGACAGTAACCGACACGGCATTATCTGCCCAGTCTGTCTGCATCTTCTTAACCCACTCGAGCTGCTGAACAGCGGTCATGTCTTTAGCGAGAACGGCGTTCTCTGGTGACTCGCATGGGAATTCAACAACGTAACGAGTGTGGTCTTCCCTGCCGTCAAGACCCATGTCCCACTGAACCTTGTAACCACGCTTGCGACATGCTTCTACCAATGGGTCTGCTGCACCAAAGCGGACACGGCGAATGTAGTGACGAGCATATGCGGGGTGGATTCCTGGGGTGATTCCAGGAAGCAGTGAGAGAGTTCCAGAGGGCTGAACGGTCGTAAGTCTGACCGACTTTGGAAATGACTTTTCCTTGGAGTACGACTCGTCGAAGTCGCGGAGGTTCTTGTACGCCTCGTCAAGCCAGGAAACCTGCTCTTCCGAAGCCTGTAGAACGCCAGTGACCGACTGTCCCAAGCGAGCATTCTGACGCACGATTGCCGTTGTCTTTTCGTATGGGTAGTTCATCCGAGTGATTTGTTTCTGAACCTTGTATAGGAGTGTGCTGATTTCCTTGAATTGGTCCAACGACTCAATATTGGGAAGGAAAATCGTTGCCAGGTTGCACGACTCACCATCACCAAGAGCAATCTCTGCGCATGGGTTAAAGCCCTCAATTGAGTTATCAAGTTTCTTCTCACCAAGACGGCCAGTAGTGCGAGCAAGGCGACGGTTAAGCAAACCATATGGCTCGCCAGAGCCGTCGTAGCCCTTCCACAGTTCTGACATGATTTCATCAAAGTGGTCTGCGTAGATGCTGTTGTTGGAGTTTGCTCTCCATGCTGGGATGTTGCCCGAGGCCCAGTTCTTTGCGCGAAGGAAAAGAACGTCATCGGGGTCACCCATTGCTATTTGCGCCGACCTACGTGACGAGCCGGAAACAACAATGCGACCAATGATGTTGCAAATATCCAGAACATCAATAGACCTCAGTTTCTTTCCTGCCCGGTTATCGAGAACCTTGCAAATGTCTTCAATGCCGTCAATGAGCGCGCCAGGTCCGCTTGCCGTTCCTCCGAACGTCTTGAGAGGGGCCCCAAATTCGCGAACCAGAATTGTGGAGTATGTGAAAGACTTTCCAGTCTCGAAGTAGGACTTCAATACGCTGTGAAGAAGGCGACGCCACCCGGTCCTGCTGTCAGGAACGATGATGTCGGCATCATTTGTCCTCTCATGTGTAATGACAACATTCGGCTTCACCTTTGGAAGCTCGTGAATCTTCGAACGCTCTACCGAGAAACCGACACCGCCACCGAGCATGAGGTAATCGAAAAGCATTTCGAAATCCTCAATCTTTTCGATATTGGTGAAGTAGCAGTTGTTAAGCGAAGTTGCGTTGAACTTCTTTACGAGCGGCGTTCCGAGCTGCCACAAAGACCTGCCCGAAAAAGAACAACGCAGGTTAAAGCAGTGGTCGAATAGAGCCTCTGCTTCGCCTTCTGCAAACGGTACGCCAATGTCAATAGCGCCATTGATAACACGCTGAAGAGTTTCTGCCCAGGTCTCATTGTCACCGTTCTCTTTCTGTCTGCTGTAGGTGCGCAGGAAAACTATTTCCCCTAGACCGTTAAACCCCCACGGCGCTTTCTTTGTTGCGTAAGAGTCGACAAATGACTGGTCTAGATGGCTCATTTTTTTCCTGTTCCTTAATGCCTGAATTGGTGGAAGTTACATTGTAACCTACAGGAAAATACTAAAAGAGTCCAGTGTCTAAGGAAGTTTTGGTCTCTCTACTAAACCAAGCTTTTCTGCTTCTCTGAAGGGAATATATTTTCCCTTCCTGTGGACAAGAACCTTTGCTCGCGTGAATGGGGTCATTTGTCGTTCTTCCCAAATGTCTTCTTCAACAAGAATTGTTTGTGTATCAATTATTGTTTCGCTTGAGCCCTGTCCAAAAATAACAGTAGGAGGACCAGATTCTCCGGTGCAATCTCCTGTTGGATGACCGCACACGACACAAGGCTGCCTATTTGCACCAATCGCTGTTGTGTCGCTAAATATTCTACGAACAGAATCGCTATTCATGTATGAATTTTCGTAGAAGTAGCTCATGCCTAATTATACCACTACGGTAATTCTTGAATATAAAAACCGTTATTATTGATAGCTTCCATTAATTCGTTGTATGCTTCTTCCGGGAGTTCGTCCTCATAGACTGGCTCGGATAGCGATTTTCTTAACATCTTCGGAAAACTCGAGTTTCTCAGAATCTTGTCAGCACCGCCCGGATACGTCTGTATCTCGCCCCATTCAATCTCATTGTCTGGAAGGTATCTGTACGGTATTGCGACAAGGTCGCTTAGCATTTTGTCGCCCCTAACAGAGGCGTGCGCAACGGTTATGCATTCTTGAACCTCGCTACCGTTTTGTGCATAAACCTTTGCCAGGTCAAGCCCCTTAGTTTTCTTGGAATCCAGGGAGCAGAAACCCTCAGCAATCATGGTTATGTCCGTTACTCCCCAGTATCTCCTGAGGGCTATACAGAGATGACCTGACCTAGTCAGTCTATCGGCGTGCTCAAGGGCCATAATTGGCTTTTTCATCTGGCAAATAACGACTAGCTTGTCGTCATCCCAGCCCATAAAGTTGAATGTCAAATCTTCCCCAACACCAAATTCCTTGACAGACATCTTTTTTGCAAGCTGCGCCGATGTTATTGTTAGCGCAATTTTGCTAAAACTATTGTCATATGTTGATTCCACGGAATAATATTAATCACACTTTTAGTATTTTTAGGGGACTTCCACCACGGTCGACATGTCGGTACTATTATGTCGCTCATGGCAACACAGAAGAAAAAGTCAACCCCCAAGAAGGCAGCCCCTGCGAAGAAGGCTGCTACCAAGAAAGCACCAGCCAAGAAGGCCGTAGCAAAGAAGGCAGCGCCCAAGAAGTCGCCAGCCAAGAAAGCTCCGGCGAAGAAGGCGACCACAGCCAAGAAAGCTCCTGTCAAGAAGGCCCAGTCGTCTTCCGTGGTTGGCTTCTCCACCTCTACGTCAACTTCTACGTCAACCTCTATTCCTGAAGTGAATGTAACCTTCAATGCAGCACCGATTCACGAGGCTGTGGATAAGACTGTTGATACGATTTCTATCGTGATTAACGACGTTATTGATGACTTCGAGAAGGCTGCAACAGCACTTGAGTCCGCGCTTCCCGCAAGCGTGAAGAAGACCTCATTCTTTAAGAGGATTTTCAGGCGCAAGAAGTAAGACTCGGTGTGACTACAGAACACCGGAAAGCCCCACGCAAAAAAGTTATCTCTGTCAAAAGAGTTGGCGAGTGGGGAAATGTCTCATACGAACATCTCCTTTCGTGCGGCCACGTTGAAACACGGCCCAGAAAAGCTTCTACAGATTCACTCGCTTGCGCATGGTGCTTTAAGTCCAAGAACCTTGGCAAGGAATTGCTTCAACTAGGTTCATCGACAAGCGCGTACATGGATGATGATGAATCATCCGGCGAATCAATGATTAACGACATCAGGGCATCTATAGCAGCGCGCTTCAATGTTTCCCTAGAAGCAGTAGATGTTGTTTCCTCCATTGAGAACTACGAACTCAAAATTAAGTACGCCACGGTATTTCTTTCTTCCATAGACGTCGGTAGGATTACGAAAACGTAGCCAACCAGGAGGACTAAGTGGCCGACAAATTTGACGAAGCTCCCAGAGACGGCAAATGCAAAGGCCACGATACGAACTTATGGTTTCCGGTGTTCGGGCCGTCGCCCACGAAGGAAGAACGCAAAACCAACGAAAGAAATACTGCCCAAGCTCTCATAATTTGTGAGCAATGCGATAAGCAGGTTCACTGTCTTGAGTACTCGCTCAGACATGAGCCATACGGCATTTGGGGTGGCAAGACAGAACTAGAAAGAGCAAAACTCCGTGCTGTCAAAAAGATAAGACTTACGCGTGATGCTCGGATATTCTTTCCAGGAATAGGAACTAGAAACGCCAACGGCAACTTTGCCGAACAGCAAGAATTGGATGCATAGTGGCTCAGCCTCAATACAAGCACACTCAAGAGTTTCTCTCCAGGCTGGTAGGAGTAAGAAATACTTCGGCTGGATGGGAGGCAAGATGCCCATGTAGAGACGATGACAAAAACCCATCCCTGTCTGTTGCAGAAGACCAAAATGGAACTGTTCTAGTTCATTGCCACAGGGGCAACGGATGTGATGTCGACAAGATATGTGCTTCCGTTGGATTAAAGCCATCTGACTTGTACCCAGTAAAGATTGAGAAAAAAGAACGCCCTCAAGAAAAGGAAAAGCTCACACTCGTCAAGGAGTATGACTACCTAGACGAAAACGGAGAACTTCTTTTCCAGAAGCTTAGATACGTAAATCAGTGGGGCGTTAAAACATTTAGACAGAGGAAGCCAGGGCCCAACGGAGATTGGGTTTATTCGCTAGGTGATACGCCAAAGGTTCTCTACAACCTTCCGTACGTAATCAAGGCTCGCAACGAAGGTCTTCCCATATGGCTTGTTGAGGGTGAAAAAGATGCGGACACCCTCATGGACATGGGGATTGTTGCCACAACTGCGCCTGGAGGTGCTGGCAAGTGGCTAGAAATAAATACAGAGTCCCTTGCTGGCGCAACGGTTGAGATTGTTGCTGACAATGACGATGTTGGCAAGGCTCATGCAATCATGGTGTGCGACCAGCTAAAAAAGGCTGGATGCGAAGCGTCAATCTTTATTAGTCCATTTGCAAAAGACGTTACAGACCATGTTGAGGCAGGTCATTCTCTTGATGAGCTCGAATATTTCGACCCTTCAACTTTCATAAAAGAAGTTGCAGATACGGATGAAGAGGTAGAGCAGGAAAAGGATAAGGGTCAAGAAACCCTTGACCGAATCTCAAAAATTCTTGCTAATGACGAACTTAACTCTCTTCAGAAAATTGTAAAAGCTTCCACAATTCTTAGCTCGTTCTCCTCAGACGATGCCCCTAACCCTGGTCGCTTGGTTGAGTGGGAAAGTTTCCTAAGCGAAACAGACGAGGATACCTATGAGTGGATTATCCCAGGACTTCTTGAAAAGAATGAAAGAGTAATTGTCGTAGCCGCAGAAGGTGTTGGCAAAACGATGCTTGCTAGGCAGATAGCAATTTGTTCAATGTGGGGCGTTCACCCGTTTACTTACCAATCAATGCCGCAAGTAAGAACGCTAACCGTTGACCTGGAAAACCCAGAACGCATTATCCGCAGAACATCTAGGGCTATCGGAGCAGCTGCAAAGAACAGGGCAAGGATGTACAGAAAGGTCGAAAGACCAACAGGCAGCCTTGTTGTAAAGCCAGATGGTCTTGACCTACTTAAAGCCTCAGACCGCCTTATTCTTGAAGAGCACATCGAGCAGACAAAACCACAGTTGATTGTCATGGGCCCTCTATATAAGGCTTTCGTCGACCCAGGCGGACGTACTTCCGAGTCGGTAGCAGTTGAAGTTGCAAAATATCTTGACTATGTGCGCACTACATACGGATGCGCAATGTGGCTCGAACATCACGCTCCGCTAGGGACAAGCATGTCAACAAGAGACCTCAG